TAATAGCTAGACCAGAACTTATAGATGCATCATGCTTTGTTCTTTTATTTATATCAAACTTACTCCAATCGTTTAAAAGTTCATTGAAATACAAATCTCCAAATGTACCATCTTGCTTCATTCCAACATGATCTTGAATATACATCTCAATTGCAGCTGCGTGTGCTTGTTTAATATCTTCTGAGGAGTTAGGTATACCACCAACCTCTTTTTCTGCTACAGATAATTTGTTCCATATCTTATCAGGCCTATTCATACTAAACCCTCTATATCCTCTACGTCTCAGATAATACAAGAGACGAGGTTTATTGTTCTCCGCGAGTATAGGCATCCCGTAAAATACTAAAGCCATTAGAACGTCCTCAAAGAACATCTCGGCTGTTGGTGGTCTAGACAGGTATTCTAAAAAGAAGCTGTTAGCTGGAGCGTCTTCCATACTAAACCTAGTTAAACCGTGTAAAGCTCCTTTAGATCCCGCGCCATCCACTGTACCTGATATATCGTAACTATCACAACCAAAAGCACCCATGTGTTCGTTACCAGGATATTTTATACCGTTTTTAAGTATCACTCTATTTTGTAGTTGTTGAGGTGGAACCCAACTAACTTTAAACCTACCTTTTGGATCTGGGTAAAATATAACTTGTGAATCTTTTATACCATTTACCCACTGAAAATTACCAATTGTAATTCCTAAAGTTCTAGATAACTCTTCGTTGTAATCTATCTGTTCGTATATTTTTATTAAGTTAAATATACTGTTCTTAGTCTCATCTCTAAACGCGTGCTCTGTAGTTCTAGGAAACTGACGGTAAAACTCGTTTAAAGCATCTTGATCATCTTTTAAACCATCAACCTCGTTTTGCCAACTATCTATTACACCTAAATCTATTAATTCACCGTCTGGTGTGAGTCTATCGATATCAGGAGTAGTAAAGACTGGAATTCCATACTCGTCAATAAATCCTTCGTAGTTCCATTCCATTGGGATAAACAAAGAGTATAAGCCAGACTTTGTCTGACCATTTCTATTTCTTTTTGTGACATCTGAGGCATTGTATAATTTTTTAAAGTTTTCTCCACCTTTATCTAAAGCGTTTGAAGTTGAGCCCATCATGCATTTACCTATAATTCTACTACCTAATCGTAAACACGTTTTTGTAACCCTCCAGTTATTTAAAATATTATCGGGTCTCTCCCATTTACCAGATTCATCATGAACTAACAAAGCTAGTTTTTCACCATCATAACTATTGTCTCCAGTGTTTTTCCAGTCAATTGTCGTGTCCAAACCTTCCATGTCTTCCATGCCATCTGTAGCTGACATCTTTTTCCTTGTAAACTTACTAGCTGGTACTCTGTATGCTAATTCTGACTTTGGTCTATCCATACCATCTTGAATAGGTTTGAAAAAGAAAGGGTAATTAATCGATATTGGTACTACTTTATCAGTAAACATTTTCTTAGCATCTGCACCAGTTTTAGATAATATACCATATCTACTATCACTTGCGAGAGTGGCTAAATTAACTGTTTCTGCTGATGACATGAAAGAGAACCCAGAACGTCTATTTTTAAGGTAGCACATTCCATAACATCTTTTATCTGCTTTACAAGCTTCCCAGAATATATAAAATAATCTGTTTGCTTCTCTAAAGTCTGGAGCGCCTACGTCAATCTTACTCCATTGCAAGTACATGTACTGCGTACCTGTTATCCAGGTTGGTTTACCATTATTCGTGAACCAGAATCCTTCTTCCCTTCTTCTGAACTCCTCGTCTATATAATCGTACCATTTTTCTTTACTGCTTTCCGGATAGTTTCTCCAATCGAATATATTTTTAATTCTTTTTAACTCCTTGGGATACTCGAATTTCACCCATTTGTTTTTCGGATCTTTATATACTTCTTTAGGAGCTTTTGGTAGCGCAATAACTAGTCCTTGTATTTCTATTATCTCACCTATCTGACCGTTTTGAGACAATACTATAATATCGTGTTCTTTATCGTAACCGTATTTCCATTTCTTACCTTTGTTAAGCCTACTGATAGTAGTTTTCTTAACTGGCTCAACTGTCTTAACTAAACTTTGCTCGTACATTATTTAGATCTACTTTCTGCGAATCCCTTAAAAGTTTTTTCCTTTGTCTCTTCAGGTGTTTTACCCTCAAGCAAGTTTTCTTCTTCTTCAATTCTGTTAAGTATCTCAAATGCGTCAAATATAGCTAGTTTTTTAGTAGCCGCGGCATTTTTAAGTCTATCTGCTGATATGTCATCGTCTGAATCAACGATTGCTTCCTTAGCTACTTTAATCAGCTCTTCAACTGCTCTGTGCCCAGCTTGGATTATACTCTTCTTCGTTTCCTTGATGTTCATATTTGATTGTAATAAAATTAGATAAAACTCGAAATAGTCTCTCGCCATCAACGATAAACTCATATTCACTATTTGGTCTAAAACCAATTAGCTCGTTAACATTAACTGTACCGTCAGAATATTTGACAATACCTTGTAAAGGTTTTTCAGATTCAGTGTTAAACTGATCTGTAGCTTTTAAGGGCATTACAAAGCAATATCCTTTTGGAGCTATCCACTTGTCCTCTTGTTTATATAAAAAGATTTGCTCGTGGTTTATAAAGTAAGTGTCTTCGTTGAAGTACGCCTTACTGTTTCTTTCTACACCCTTAACATCATTCCATCTTCTAAAAACGTTGTGGTGCACTATAACTGTATCTCCTGGTTTTATATCTGTATCACCAATAATAGGTGTTGATATTACAATAGCCTCTCTATTAACATACTGGTGTTGAAATATATCTGTGTTAAGTATTAATTCTCCACCATGAAACTTTTTAGTATTGTTATATCTTTCTCCTTTTGGTTTTACAACAAAGCTGTAAACGCTTTTCATTAGTATTGTAGATTATATTCTACAGATACAGCCATGTTTTTATTAAAGTCCTTCCAGGGTAATACGTCTTTATTTTTTTTGATATAGACAGAAAACTTATCGTCTTCTTCTATTATATCGCAGATAGTATGACCACCATACACTTCTTGCCCTACAGCATAGTGCATAGCGTCATTCTTATAATCTTTACCGATACTTATTTTGCGAATTAATTTAGACACTTTCTACGTGGTTTATAACACCTGTATTGATGTCTATGTCGTTTGTACCATATTCTTTTGTTAACTCATCTTGTAACTCGTTTAAAGCATTTTGCTTTACGGTCACATTATGTAGATGCGCGTGTTGAGTTGCCGCTATTCGCCCCAACTCTAAATATGTTTTATTTATTTCACTAACAGCTTCTTGTATTTGCTCTAAGTGTTTTTCACTAACTTTCTCAGGCTTAATACCTTTAAGTTCTTTAATTTTTGTGCTTGTGTTTTTTGCCATTTTTATTTAATTTAAGTTAATTTAATTTATTTATCTCCTACACACGTCAACCCGTGATACCACGCCGTTAGCAGCAATCACCATGTTGTAATTTGCTCCGCCAACTAATATCTTGTAGTTCCCAGCTTCTAATACACCTCTAGAGTTAGCTCTTCTAGCTGAATATACAACGTCACTACGTGATGGTAAAGCTGAGCTACCACTGTGATAAAAAGTTTCACTGAGTGATCCTCTAAAGCGACAAGCATCACTAGCTTGCATTGGTGAGCTTGTAAGAGAGTTGTAGTTTTTAGCCATAACAACTTCTTTACGTCTTTTTACTATAACAGGTTTGTTTTTGCCTCTAGCTTGAGCTGATGTATTTGCGTTACCTAATGCCATTAGTAACCAAAATAAGCAATCGCGCCATGAGCCGATGGTTTAAACGCCGTCCATCTACCGTATATTGTTAATCCAGCTGGAAATTCTTGTCCCGCAACTGTAATACCACCAGCACCATGATATTCATCTATAAACACTAGCGCTTGAGAACTTGGTGTTATTTGCGCGTCTAACTGTACTTTAGTTGTACCATCAAAAGAAGTAACTTTAACGCCTTGCTGATTAGGGCCTTTGTATATAGGTGTTGGCGTTTCAGCGTCTATAACCATTGCGTCAGCGCCCTCTTCGTTTGCATCATCATTTACTAATAATACATATTGTCCAACTCTAACTCTTCCAGCTCCTGAAGTAGCTAAAGTTACATCACTACCAGCAGCAATAGTACCGTTTGTTACGTGGCTAGAGTGCACGCCGTTAAAGTTGAAGTAATTATTATCTGCTACTTCAAGATCATCTCCAGTCGATCCAGATATGGCAATATAGCCGGGTCCATTTCTATCTAATTTTTCTGGAGTTAATATTGTTGGTGTGTTTGCTGCTAAAAAAGTTATAGCTGTAATAACCATATCTTTTGGCGGTACTATTACTTGTGCGATATCAGAGTAAGCGCTGCCTAATTGCCCAAAGTTATAAGCAACTCCTTGTGAATTTATTCCCATAATTTTATTTTTTTACTTTTTCTAATGATCTGCCGCCAAAATAAGCACCGATCACTGTTATTAATACTAATTGTAAAAGATCTACATAAGAGTCTTTTACGTTAAATTTTAAAGCACCAGCATCAATGAATATCAATAGCATGGTGCATACTATTAAAAATATTAAGACCATTGG